AGACAAGGGATAAAATAAACATTCTCATTTGGCTTGTTCAATTAGTTCAATTATTTCCTCTGGTGTTTCGTGAACTTCGATATATTCGTTTTGATAATCCACATAAATTAAAGTATTTGGTTCCGTTACATAGTGTTCCAATTCAAAGTATTTTATCCTTGAAACATTAATATAAATAGGCCAATATAACATTTCGTCAAATTCAAAATCTCTATCTCTACAAAAACCTTCATATGTCCTTGAATCTATTTCCTCAGTACCTAAAACGGGGTTTACTTTGATGAATTTCATTTGCTTAGTTTTATTTGGATCGTGTCCTCGTTCTGAATGTACTGGGCGGGTGTTATTAATTCCCCATCCGCACTAATTAACAAACCTTGGTTGGTTGTTTTATACGCATATTGGGCTTGTTTCTCCAACTCCTTAACCTGGTTCTTTAATTCAATTATCTCGGGTATATGGTCATAATTGTAACGACCCCCACCCGCTTTCTTTGTTATCTCATAACCTAAGTAAACTTGACCATGCCATTTTACCGCCTCGGTTAATGCCAATGGTTTCACCTGGTCTTGTAGTTCCTTGATGGCCTCCGCCATTTCTTTTAAGTGGATGTGGAATGCAAGGGGGCATCGTTCGCCCCCCTCCACTTCAATCATCATGTTTGCCAATTTGCTAATATCGTTTGTCATATCTTAGAAAGGTAAATCGTTTGAATCGTAATTAGTTGGCTTCGCGTTCTGCAAAGTGTCAACACCATTGTTCACGAAATTCTCAAAAATTTGGGCATAGGAAAGGATTTCATGCAGTTTAATGTCCCCGTTGATAACAAGGTCACCCGCAACCTTTAACACGCTCATACGCATGATGTGTTTGCCCGTTTCGGGGTCTTTGGCCTTTGGTGTGAATCCTTGTGTTGCCCCTGGTTGTGCCATTACGGGTGCAATCTTGTAATAAATGCGGTCCTTAAATGTTCTGTCCGTGATGGTGTAATCCGTTTCAACCCCAACACTAAATTTGGTTTGGTCTTTTGACTTACTCGCATACTCACCCGAATCGCCATTGGCAAAGGTGATTTCAAATTTGTACAATGTGCCATACTGGCCATCGAATGATCCGTTGGCGGTTACATTGGTTACCGCACTTCTTTTTGTTTGTTCCATATTATTTTGTTTTTTAATGTGTAATTTAATTGCTCTAAAATCTCAAATTGTTTTTCCATTGATAACCCGTTCCGTTTGAATTGAAATTTCCATGTCGTAACGGTGTTGTAATTGGTTTGCAATACCTCTGATAATTCTTTGTTTGATTTGCTGAATACTTGTGTTAACGCTTCGTGTGTTGTCATATAATTTTACATTCTTTTCCTAATTCATAACCATCCCACAATGTCAAATCATCCTTAAATGTGATACGCCATAAATCCATTAACTCCGATTCATAGTGCATCTCAATAATCTTGATGTGTTTGAAATGCTTGTTGGTTTCTAATACCTCCCGTAACTTGTTTAGTTCGGGTGTCCAAATTAATAATTGGTTGTTCATTTCTTGCCTGTCTTAAACTGATACAATGTTTGGGTGTACTCATCAAAATGCGGAATGTACTCATCGCGTTCGTACTGATACGGGGTTGCTTCTGGCAATTTGTTAATGTCATTTTTGTACTGTCTCAACTTCCAACCAAGGAAGGAAACAACCACCGCAACGGGTGTAAGTAGAATGAAGTAAATTATATCCATGTTATTTGTCTTTTCAAAAATAGGTTAAATAATTTTAGATTCCAAATTAAATGCGTTGTAAAATAAAATCAAACGCATCGTGTAAAGTGACTGTGCGATAAATTTCAGCCATGCGATAAGCGTGTTCCCATGTCGGTGCATACCAAGTTTTGGTGTACAATTCTTTGCCTTGTTCTGTGCGATAAACGCATTCGTAAATGTTGATTGTCATATCCATACCACGAATATACATCCATTACATTGTAAATTCCAAATTACAAATATAAAAAGATTAAAAAAAAGTGAGAATTAACCCACTTTCTTTGTGAATGACCTTATTTTTTTGTGAGTGACTTCAACATTGCAATTAACTTGGGGTGTGGGTACACATCCGCCTTATCTGGTCTAACTGAATTGTGTGTAAATACACCTTCCTCGCCCTTCAATGCCCGTTTGCTTACTTCCCAAATATCATCGTTGTAAGTCAAATCAATGCCGTATTTGGTATTCCAATGCAATAACAACTCCTTTACGGATTCTATTTGTGCATCTGTGTAGTTCTGCCATAACTTGTAACCCTTGTATGGTTTATCCAACTCAATTACATCGTCCTTCTTGATTTCACCGCCTACATAATTATAATACTTACCACCTTTTTGTGTTAATGGTCCATAATTACAAATCTCAATACCGATTGATGAACGATCCAACGGAAGATATGGCAACCCCTGGGACATAAAGTGCTTTGTACCTAACCCAAGGTGATACGCCCAACACTCGCTTCCAAACCCTTGCACGATGGTTCCATCGTTGCTGATGGATACGCAAGTTGCAACCTTGTTGGCTTGTGATTCCCAAAACTGAAACACTTGTTCGCCACTTGGCCCACCCGCCGTGTGGTGTAAATAGATTTGTTTCTTTTCAATCTTTTCGTAATTGTACGACCTAAAATGTACTTGTTTAGTTTTCATCCTTCTTGCTAAATTTATCTATTGATGTAAATCCCAATGTTAAAATCGTTACCCATTCAACCGCTTCCACCAATTCTTTTGATGGTGCTATCTCCTGGGGTGACATTGAATTGTGGGCCATTGTTCCAAATAGTACAAACGCCCCGATGATTCCAACGAAACGCTTTGAACTGAATTGACCTTGGTCACCTTTGAAAATCTCTAATATCTTTTTCATTATCCTTGGCCTCTACTGGCTTTTTTTGATTTGTGTTTGTTTATGTGCTTTGTATGTCTGCCCAACTTGTTTTTGGGCTTTGCACGGAATGTCGATGTGTTGGTTGCCTTTGCCATTATTTCATTCCGTTTAATCGTAACATATTTTCAATTGATGCCGTGTCCATGTCCGCCATTGCCGTGTCGATACCCATGTACATCATGGTCTTTGCATACTTTTCCGCCTTGGCTTGTGCCTTGACAACATCCGCTTTTAACGCTTCCTTTTCCGCAACCTTTGATTCAACCATCTTTGCATTCATCGTTTGAGCCATTTTAGTGACTTCTCCCGCACTTTCTACATTTTTTGATACCTTGCTAAGCAACGCATCTATTTCGTCGATTGTAGGGCTTTGTTTTGCGTTTGCAATTGTGAACACATAAGCCGTCATAAATAGGGCGGTAAAAACTAATAATGCCGTTCTCATAGTTTCTTCATTGTTTGCATTATACGGATTTCAGTCATGGCCGATGCCAAGCACGAATCGGATCGTTTCAATGCGTAAGTTAACTTATCAATCTTGACATCCAATGCTTCAATCTTGAAATTGGCTTTTTCAATCTGTTCTTTATAGCCCGAACGCAAGTCCATATACAAATAAGACACAGCCAACAACATGCAAAAAGAAACGGCCGCAATGGGATTTTTCTTAAATTGCTCAAACGAAACGGGCAACGCATTGGGTTTTACTTTCGGGGCGGTCATTATTCAGTCGGGGGAAAAGGTGGTGTTACAACTTCAAATTGACTTGGTGTTCCAAGCACTGGCAACAACGATTCGTCAAAAACGATGTACCAAAATTGCGGTGTGTTTAATTCTGCAAACTGATAGTCAACCCAATTCTGCGTTACATCATCGGGTGCAACGGGAATTCCATAGTAAGTATCGCACAATTCCCTTGCGTTGATTGCTTCCTGTTCGGTGTTGTATTTGTAGCCATTAAGTACCATAGTAAGTTTTTATATTGTTTTCAATACCGCTATTATTTGCAGATTGGTCAGATTGATAAACGATTAATTCGGGAATTGAAAAGTTTCCTAAATTATTTGTGTCTTGACGATAAGTACCCATCCAAGTTTGAGTGCTAAAATTTTGTGTACCTATTTTTAATGTTGTACCATCTTGAACACCGTTTGTTCTTAATGTTAAATTAGTAGTGTTCCATAATGCAGTACCTTGAAATAATGTTGTAACTACAGATGTTTGTGTAACTGAAACAACTCCAGAATATGTCATGTCTATTTTGCCATTATTAAGCCAGTTTATTGCATTTGCATCATCTGCCGAACCTCTTTTGTTTGTAATAATTCCACCATATGAATAAGAAGTTTTTGGTATTGTTGCATAATAAGCCGATACATTTGTACTATTTAACAAGACCGAAGAAATTACCATATAGTAATTGTTAAAGCGAATACTCGGTTTGGTATTTTCAGTTAAAATAGAACCACTACTGACTATTTGAGGTTGACTTGCTGCAGTTGTTTGTACTGCATTAAGCCCATTTCCACTTTGGTCGTACCAAGTCGTAACAAATCCATTTGTTCCACTGCAAAACGATGTCAACGCAGTTGTGTCTAAATTGCCCAATGCGGTGAAACCTATGTTTTGTTCGGTATTATCGCTTGACCTACGCACACGGATTGCATTGCCCGTGTAATCGGATTTTAACAAACGAACGGAATACGCTGCCGCCGCACTTGGATAATCATCCAATAATCCTACATAGGGAGTAACACCACTACTGGCAGTAAACCCGCCAACCCTTACACCAACACCAACGCCAAACATTATTCTCCGTACATTACAACCGATCCACTTGCCAAGGTGATTGAACTGATGTAACTACCATCGGCAACGGCAATGAATGTGCCTTGCTTTAATGTTACGCCACTTAATCCCAATGGTGTCATTAACGATGCACTTGCCTGGTCTAAAATTGCTGAAACAACGGCATCCGCGTTCACCACAAACCCACGGAATCTTCCCGTGTTGGCACTTGTGTTTGATACGACCTTGGAACCCGTGTAACCCGCGCTAAATGAACTTGCTGAAATACTCATATCAATAAAACGATTAAATGGTTATTTGTTCCACATTCTCCGCACCATAAATGGCTACCAATGCATCGTACACGGCATTCACCAACAATGATTCTGCGGGGATTGTTTCATACGATACCACCGATAATTCAAGGTTGGAAAAAGTGGTGTTAAAATCTTCAAT